GCACGGCGTACTGCAACCTCCAGCGTTTCTGTCCGTATGCGGCCGTTGCCTGCATAAGATATAGAGCGTATGCCCTGACCCGCAAGCGCGCGGACCGCATTGCGGATCGCCTCTGTATAGGAAAACGCACCGGATTGCGTTTGCAGCCACGCCTGATCGAGTGCGCGCTCAAACTGCTGTGCCGCAGTCCGCGCCGTGGTACGTGTGAGGTTTTCGAACAAGCCTTCCGTACGCTTAATGCCTGCGTGCAGGATGCGCTGCAGCTCGGGTGACGCACCGGCAGGCGGCGGGTTCAATCCGTGCCGCCTGTAAACGGCATCATCCGTCCGAAGCGCTTCGGCTCCGGCCTCGGTTACAAGCCGTTCGATCTCCGGCCTTGTCTGGCGCGTGAGCTGTGAAAGGATAGACATGATCTCCTCATAACAAAGCCCCATAGCCTGCAGCTTGCGTACCTGCCATGCGGCGGAAGGAATGAAAAAATCATACTGGCTGACCCGGCGCGCAATATCAATCAGAATTTTCAGCTCGGCCGAAGAGTACAACTGTACAAGCGCATCCGGCGCCGCCGCGAGATAGTTCGGCGTAAGCATCAGGGCTCCTCGAACAAAGCAGGGTTATCCACAATAACGCCATGCAGAGCCGCCGCAATCCGATCGATCATTTCCTCGTCATGATTGGTATAGCCGCACTGATCAAAAAGCGCATGGATTAACTCGTGTAGGAAATCCCGCATCATTTTGGCATCTGCGGCTTTTGTCAGCCTGATTTTGCAATCGCAATAGTCTATTTCAGCGCAAAACCCGTTTGTGCCGGAGCGCAGAAATTCAACGGTTTCTACCGCATATGTAATGCCGCCAACTTTTACTTCATTCGGTATTTTCATTCCATGCCTCCGAATCCCATCAGGTCGTCGTCGTTCTCCCGCTCCGCGAGAACCGCCTTCGCGTCTGCCTCGGTTTCCCCATACCATTTCACGCGGTATTCCCAAGGCTGCATCAGCCCGTCGCGCACATCCTGCCGATCGCGCTCCCGCTCGGATTCCTTGTCGATGATATACCCGTCCTCAAAATTGACCGTGATCTTCGCATCCGGGTTCACAGGCGCGCCGCAGAACGTTTTTCCCGCCCAAAGGATCGCGCGTACCAGCTCCTGCAGGAAGCGCTGCACAGAAAGATAATGCTTTGCAGCGTTCTGAACAAGTTCCTGTTTATCGCCCGTGTACTGCGTTGCCGTGACGACTGTTGTACCGTTGAATTGATAATGCTTTGTGCCAAGGCCGCATTTGAAGGAAAGGTAATCAAGCTGCGCCTGTACGCCGTCCTTGTTTTCGGCGACACGCAGCGCAGGGTTGTATTCCTGAATCAGCTTCTTCACGCCGTCCGCATCAAGGTCCCCATCCCCGGTTGCCACAAAGAGCTGCTGCGCAACATCATCCGGCGTGACAGGCCGCCCCGCTCTATCGTGCTGGAGCATGCTGTGATCCATGAATACCTTCTTGCCGCCTAGCTTGAAATCCCGGTTGAAATTGTTGTAGGCAAGATCCACGCCCTTGAGCTGATCGACGGCATTAGCCAGCACGGAAAGCCCAAGCCCCACAGGCCGCGTTTCCACGTTGTTGGAGATATGCGGGGACACAAGTGCAAACATGGGGATGTCCGTCGGCAGAATGATTTCCGGGCTCATGCCTTCCGGCAACTCTACCGGGCGCAGCGCGCCTTCGTCCTCTTCATAGTAGCGGTTTTGAATGCGGTAGCGCCCGCCATTGAGCACATGCGTTTCCACGTAGATATAGTGCTTTCCATGCTCCAAAACCTCGGAGACAAATGCAACATCCACCACCTTGCCGCGCCGCACAGTGATTGGAATGATGTGCAGCGCGTCCATATACTCAAGCGCAATGCGCGCACTGGCATCCGGGACGACGTCTCCGCGCTTTGTAACCGCCATGTCCTGCACACGCAGCACGGCGTACTGCAACCTCCAGCGTTTCTGTCCGTATGCGGCCGTTGCCTGCATAAGATATAGAG